TGGCCCGCCGCAAGAAAGGCAAGCGGAAGAGATGGGACATTCTCGAAAACCTGCATTTCGCCATCGGAAATCACGAGCACCGTATCGAGCGGGCTGTCGAGTCCAGCGCGGAACTCGAGTGCCTAATGTCATACGACGACTTCAATCTGAAGGCGCACGGTTTCCAAGTCCACGACTACCTCGCCCCGTTCGTGCTCGAGGGCATCGCGTTCGCCCACTTCTTCACAAGTGGAATCATGGGGCGCCCGGTGTCATCCGCTCAGGCAATGCTCAACAAGAAACACCAATCGACGGTCATGGGGCATGTTCAGGATCGTCAGATCGCCTACGCAAAGAAAGCAGACGGGACCCGGATCACGGGACTGTTCGCGGGTATTTGCTACAAGCACATCGAAACGTACTTGGCCGCTTCTGAGAACACGTCAACCAGTTGGGCAGGCGTGTGGGTTCTCAATGAATGCGATGGCTCGGGAGCCTTCGATGAGATGCCTGTAAGTCTCAATTACTTGGAGCGCAAATATGGCAAGTGAGTGGGAGCACGACATGGATATGAGCGACCTGCGCGAGCTGTCTGACCACCTGTGGCTGGTAGAGGAGATTCCGATCGGTCGCATAGAGGAGCTATGTAGTGACCATTTGATTGATTGCTACAAGTTTGTCAGCGGCTGGCACAAGTTGCTGGATGAGTCGCACAAAGTCATGGCGAGAGCCGAGGAAAGAATGGAGGCAATTCCTAGTGAATAGATACAACGCAACGCTGTTCTTCAAGAGCATTCAGAGCGCGATGGACGCGGGCTACTGCGACGCCGTCGAGAACGATGACGACGCCTACCCCTACATCGCGGTAGTCACGTTTCAGTGTGACGAATTCTTGATCGAGGGTGATGAGGAGTCGCTAGAGGTGTCGATCGATGAGGACCAGATCGAGTTCATCGTATGAGCATCAATGACGCAACACCGGAAGAGTGGGACTCGGTCAACAAGCCAGCCCATTACCGGGTAGGTGAGGTCGAGGCGATCTCGTACATAGAACAGCAACTAGGCACGGGTGTTCGTGACTATTTGTTAGGCAACGTCCACAAGTATTTGCATAGGCACAGATTCAAGGGTCAGGCGCTTTCCGATCTGAAAAAAGCGCAGTGGTATCTGACGAAACTGATCATGGAAGAAGAGCAAGGAGGCTAAATGGAAAGAGAAAACAGATTCATCAAGCTAAGTCGCAAGGACGTTAGCGAGGGTATCGAGCGAAAGGGTCAACTGGACTTTCTGAGCTGGTCGGTAGCTTGGACGAAGTTGTGCGAGGAGTACCCGGACAGCACTTACTACTTCGGTGAGCCCCGGACGTTCCCTGACGGGAGCGTCATGGTCGAGGCCGGGGTAACTGTTCAGGGCCTGACGCATTCCATGTGCCTGAGTGTCATGGATAACCGCAACAAGGCGATCAGCAACCCGAGTAGCCGAGACATCTCGGACGCGCAGATGCGCTGTTTCGTTAAAGCCATCGCCATGCACGGCATCGGCATCTCGCTCTATCTGGGCAAGGTGAAGCACGTCGTAGAGGCCACGCAGTATGAGAAGGCGAAAGCCTTCATCGACAGCGAGGACAGCATGGGCCTGCACGAGTACATCGGCTCGCTATCTGAAAAGGACCAGATCGAGTTGTTCAACGGCGCCCCCATGGGAGCTAAGACTGATTTCAAGAATGCTCATCGGGCCACGCTGAAACAGGCCAATGATTTCCTGAGCTCAGTAGCAGAAAGCATCGCTTCGGCACACGAGTCTGACGACCATGTGTTGCTCGAGGAGGTGATCGGTGAACTCTCCACCTATGAGAGGAAAGCAGTGGCTGGTCGGTTGAGCCCCGAGCAGTTGGAATTCGTTAAAGCGACAAGGAGTGCCGCATGAAGCGCATCAAGCGATTAGTAGTACCAAACGGTCAGTACCAGAAGGACGGCCAAGAGAAAACTAGCTGGCTGAACATCGGCCACATCCTCAGTGACGGTAGCAAGACGAAGATCAAGTTCGACTGCCTGCCTGTTGGTGAGTTCGACGGCTGGGTTCAGGTTTTCGACATCGACGACGAGAAGCGTCCGGGCGCGGCCCCTGCTTCAGCTCCCGTGATGGACTCTAAAGAGGACCTTCCGTTCTGACCCCGGCAGAGATCGCCCTAATCGTCGCCCTCACTGAGGGCGGCGCACCGGGTCGCTATCAGGTCTGCATCAATGAAGAGTGTGCCAGTTACGTCGGCACTGACCACCCCTATGCCTACGAATATAAGGGAGGCATCAGGGTCGTGACTCCCGGGCAAGCGTGGAGCTCACAAGCAAGTCGCGGGCACAACTGTCGTAGCTACTCCGGGTCCGCACAACGATTCACAAACACCGGACACATCATCAACCGCATCTGCGGCTATGACGATGGGTTCTCAATCTTTTTCATGGAGGAATAAATGCACGGGTACAACAACTTTTTAATGCGCTCACTGATCGCCGTCGGCATCTGGGTATGCATCTACTCAGTGGTGGCAATATGAAGAAAAACATTTGGCGCCCAATTAACACTTGGGGCATCTACATACTGGGCACTGTCACCGGGTTCGTGGTGATCTACTCGCTAGTGGAGCTGAGTCGTGTCTGTAGTCAGCTTTGAAGCACTAGCGGAGCTGTCTGGCTTCAAGCAGGCGTCCAAGGTGATTGAGTGGTTAGGGAACAATCGCATAAGATACGTCGTGGGCGGAGACGGAAAGCCCCGCACCACCAGCGACTTCTTAGCCGAGGACCTAGATGGCAAGCCAGCAGAAAGGAAAGCTACCCCCGTATTGTTCGATAGATAAGTACGGGTACAAACTCAAACGCTACGAGGGTCGCGTCAACGGGAAGATAAAGTGGGGTAAGACCCAGATCATAGCCCCGGCAGACGCACCCATGAGCGAGGTCTGGAGGGCATACGAGGAGGCCGTCGGTGACGGTACTCAGACGCTGAATTGGCTGGTCTCGAAGTACAGGGACAGCGATAAGTTCAAAACGCTCTCACCCAAGTCACAGAGGGAGTATTCCAAGGCCCTCGAGAAGCTCCTGAATGCCCCTGTGGGCAACGCCGTTTTCGGCAGTATCGCGCTTCATCTCATCGATAAGCGTTCGATACGGAGCTATCTAGACACCTATCCGAGCCCCGTGGCCGCGAACCGTCAGGTAGCGGTACTCAAGGCGGCTTGGAATTGGGCAATTCAGCGGTATTCCATACCAGACAACCCAGCTATCGGCGTCAGTCTTAATCGGGAGGTCCCCCGGAAGAGACTGATTTCTCAGGATGAGATGATTTGGGTGCAAAGGAATGCGCCCGCGCCGATATACCAAATGTGCGAGCTGGCCTACCTGCTACGGGCCCGTCTCGGTGAGGTACTGGCGCTGACCGTCGAGGACGTGTCAGAGAGCCATGTGAGGCTCATCAGGACCAAGGGGTCCGAGGGTGAGATGACTATCATTAGCGACCGCCTACGGGCCGCTCTGGAGCCTGTACGGGGTGGTACGCACATCTGCCACCAGTACACCGAGCACGGCTTCAGCTCTGCATGGGCTAGGCTCAAAAAGAAAATGATCGCGGACGGTATCGAGCCCTTTACCTTCCATGATTTTAAGGCGGCTGGATGTACAGATCACCCCACGCACCACTCGGGCCATAGGTCACCTGCCATGCGGGCGACATATGTCAGGGACCTGCCTGAGATACCCGCAACATGCTAGGGAACGCAAAACAGAAACGGCTTAGAAACTAGGCAGTATTCTGGGTTTGTTCCCTAACGAAAATCGCCCCTTTCGGGGCGGAATCGGGTTAGAATATGGAGCTGGCGAGAGGAATCGAACCCCCGACCGGCTGATTACAAATCAGTCGTGTCATCTCGCTACAAGCCAAGGATGGCACTATATTCACCGGTTCCGCCCCGTCTCACAGGAACACTTTAGGGAACAGTTATGGAAAAGCACACTTACAAAGACCATGAGATCGTCTACGACGAAGTGCTCGGCTACTACGCCGTGTGGCTTCCCAAGGGAGGCTCCGAGGGCTTTGAGACCCTCGAGGAGGCGAAGCAGTTTATCGATTCACTGAATCAAGATAATTCATGATGCCGTCCAGCCATTGCTGGTCTGCTATCTGATACTCACTACCATTCACTTGGACTGATCTGTACCTCTGAGCTGGGGTCTTGTCAGCCCGCCACGGTGCGTTGAACGCATCAGGGAACATCACATCCGGTGGCACAATGCCCTCTTTGAATGTGTACGTCCCAGCGCCCGGGATCACCGTGTTGTACGACGGATGACGAACCGTGTCTGTCAGCAACCCACCCGGGTCTGCATCCACAGAGCGCATACCTCTGTATCCCGCCATGCCCTGCTGTCCTAGCAGGCCGGGTTCGATCAACGAGCTGTAAATGTCGTTCACGATCGGGCCGCCAGCATCCTGTACGCCAGCACTGGCGACCGTGTCCATGAATATCTTTCTACGGTTGCCCAGCGTACTCGCTCCCGGCGTAGCGCCGTAGTGAGGTAGCAGGAACCCTCTCAGCCCTTCAGGCGAATCTATCCCCGCTTCAACCCAATCAGCACTCACGCCAGCCGTGTCCCTCACGTCAGGCAAGTTGCCCATCCTCGCGTTCAGCGAATCCCAACCCTCGCCGCGCATCGGATACTGATCGACGTAGTTGGTCCAAATCTCGGACGGCATGTGCGAGAAGTTCGAGCCTTGGTTGCCCATGTTCATGTGAATGTACATAGGCGACTCGCCGGTCTGTGCAAGTACGCCCTGCGCGTGGCCCTGCTTCGTAGCCGCGGCGGTGTCCATGCTCATCCACGAGCCGAACTTGTCAGAGTGTAGCGGCCCACCGTTAGACATAACGGGGTCAATTACTCGGCCACCCACCTGATTCACTTCCGCCACCATCGTGCCGTCTGCGGGCAACCAGATCAGCGGCGTGTTCTCCCGGGCGAGGTCCTCGTATGAAAGAAGCTCTGCCTCAAGGTTGTCCACGGCGGTCGCGTTACCGCCAGCAAGCCTAGCCTCTTCCCGTGCCGCAATGACCGGGTCATCGAGCGCCTCTACCCTTCTCCTGTATGTGCCAGATGAGATGTTGTCAGGACGCGGCCCGTTAGGGTCAACGTCAGCCATCAGGGGGTTCTCTGAGTAACCCTTCGGGTTTACCGGGTCGTATGCCGGAGTTGGGATATCCTCCCCTGCTGTCCGGGTCGTCACCTTCTCGCCAGTTAATCCGAGTACGCCATTCGGCAACTCTTCAGCGGCATCGCCGCCCCTTCCCATTACCGACTTAATCCCCTTGGCCGCTAGGTCACCAAAGATGGGGACCTCACCCAAAACAGTAAGCCCGGCCTCGAATGCCGCTTCGCCGTAGTTACCCTTATCCAATGCCCGGACGGTGTTGTCTATGCCCACCCCGGCGCCGACAAGTGGAATGAACTGCGGAGCAATGGCCGCAATCGGCCCCCAGAAAGCCGCCGTCTCAGGGTCCATACCGAGCCCCTCAAGGCCCTCTGATGCCGCCTGACCCATCGTCTCTTCGATGCTACTGGTGTTGCTCAGAAAGCCGCTTACAGAGTTCTGCGCGGCGTTACCTCCGCTCTGTGCGAAGCCCATGATGTTTGAGCCGTTGTACTCGGGATCGAATGCGGCGTTCTCGTGGCGAATGTTCACGTCATCTCGGGAGCCAAGGACGTTGTAAACGTCAGACCTTTCTGCGCCTCGACGAGTACCAAACTCATCTGCAACATTACTAATTAACGTGCCATCATAAGCATCGCTTTCCTTAACTGCCTGCGCTATGCGATCAGTGCCCTTGTGAACGCCTCTTGTCTCTGGGCTACTTTGCAACCCCTTTAGCTTGTTGCTGTTGGTAGTTACTGCCGGAAAGCTGGCGCCGTTGCCCCTGACCTGTGCCAAATTCCGCGCATTAGTCCGCAAGGGCGTTACCGCACCATCACCGGGACGCGCATCGGCATATGTTTGAGCTACGTCAGGGCTACTCGATAGCCACATATCCTGATCGCTTTTAGGGCTACCAAACGTCAGAGAGCTTTCATCAGTGCCATGCCCCCGATACAGCACAGGCCCATAGCCCTGCTCCTGAGCCCGGGCGAGCCTGCTCGCTTCGTCCATGGGTAGCTCCCCGGACGCAATGCGCCGGGCTACAGATTCTGGGTAGCCACGTTTGACTAAACCCTCTACGTCCGAGCTACTCGCCAGATGGCCGATCAGTCCCATCTCGTTAGATTGGCCGACGTTCCTCTGTGCCACATCGTTGAATCGCATCGGGTCATCGCCGGGAGTGAACTTGTTGTTCTTTGACAGGTTCAGGTTGTCCGGCGTGATCATCAGATTGCCGGGCACATGCAGGCCCGAGACGTTATCGCCCTGAAGAGGGATAACGTGGTCAACGTGGTGTGGTGTGCCGGTGGTCTTGCTCAGTAGACCGGCCTGCTCATAGATGCG